CTCAACTGCACGATGCCTTTGCGCGTGGTCGTCGCCTCGACGATGCCAATATTCTGCAGAAAACGAGCCTTATTCGGAATATCCGCCCCGTTCTGCGCCGCATCCAGCTTTTGGCCAATCATCCTCATCACCGTTGATGAAAAATTGGGATCGTTACCGAGTGCCGCGGCCAGCTCCTGCAGCGTGTCCAGGGCCGCCGGTGATGCGTTGATCAGCTTGCTGACCTGCGCCAATACAAACGCCGCCGTGGCAATCTCCTGCCCTATCGCCGCCTCGCTCGGCGTCGGCGCCAACGGTGTTCCGGTAAAAACCGGGCTATCTACCGACGCCTTGTCTACCGCTTGCGCTACCGCCTGTTCAACATACGTGACCTCCTCAGACACGCGGCTCACGGCGACATTGACCTCTTCCACCTGACGGGCAATATCCTGTGCCACCAGCAGGCCGGTATCCGTATCTTCCTTAGCCTGCTGGGCAGATAACACCGTCTGGCGGGTATTCTCCTGCACCTCTGCGGCATAGCGCACCGTATCATCCCTAGCCTGCTTGACCGCCAGCTCGATATGCTGAGAGCTATCGGCCGCCGCCTGCGCATCCTGAGCCCAGACGCCAGCCTGCTGCGAAGACTGAGCGGCACTTTCCGCCGCACGTTCAGCCTGCACCCTGGCCGATACCGTCCGCTCACGCTCCTCACGCAAACCATCAGCCGCGGCAGCGACCGTCCGTACGGCTGCGTTTTCCGCCGCCTGCTCGGTGGCGCTGCGGTGAGCCAACGTCCGCTGTTCACTTCCTGCGGCCGCCCTCTCCGCCGCCTGCGCCTGTCGCTGACTCTCCTGCGTGGCGTGAGCATGATCCGCCGCCATGTCTGCGGCCTGCTCGGCCACCAGACTATGGGCCGCTGCCTGCCGCATACTTTCGGCGGCGTCGGTGGCCGACGCCTGTGCCTGTCGCTGGCTCTCCTGCGCAGCATGAGCGGCCTGACCGCTATCCTGCTGTAGATGCTGCATGATAACGACATCGTCAGACACCTTACGCTGGATCTGGCGAAAGTAGAGTATGACCTCCGGCGTCACCTCCTGCTCCATCACCTGCTGCTGTAACAACGCATTTAACGATGAGGGTGCCGCGTCATCAGCCAGCGTCACCGCGCCGTAAACAAAATTGCGCCCCTGATGGGCCACGCTGACGGCATAGCTTCCCGGCGCGAGCTCAAACGCATAGTGTCCATCACGCGCGGAGACGGTACTGCAGGTAAAGCCGCGCAACACCCGAGGGCTATTCGCGGTGGCGGTCAGGGTGATCTGGGCTCCGGATACCGCTTTACCGGTCGGATCGTGTAATGCCCCGGAAATCAATATATTCAAAGCTCTCCTCCCGTATACCTCACGCGCAGCTGCTGGCGGAGTATGGCGTCGGCCCGCTGTTTACTCCCCAGTTGCTCGGCGAATACCTGGTAATGCTGCATCGCCAGCGCCACGTTGGCGCCCCCCTCGTTGTCTTTGCTGAAAGCACGGTACAGCATCCAGTCAATGAGCGGATTGATATAGGCCGGATCCAGCGGTACCGCCTGATGCGCCGCATCATCCTGCAAGGTAGCGATGCTCACGGCGGCAGGAATGCGGCATACCACCGCATCCAGCGTCAACACCGCCTCTGCGCCGGGGAACAGGTAATAAATCAGCGGGGTCCGATCGCTGTAGCAGTAGCGCTCTACGGGCCCCGTGAGCCGGTGCCAGTCAGGATACTGGGTATCCAATACCTCACGCGGAACGGGTAACAGCGCCCGCCCCTCATGGACCCGTACAATCTCCAGCAGTCGAAAAACGCCGGCGGGCAATCGCTGCTGCGTACCCGCAACGCAGTGAAGCTGTGTTACGTGGGCGCCAGCCTCTGGGCGTACCAGTAAAATGGCGCGTACCGCATCATTGAAATAGTCGCACAGCTCGGCCAACGGCCAGCGCGCCCACAGGGTATCCTTCAGCTGGGTATTCACCCGGCCTATCACATCGGCAATCGTCGTCATCAGTAAAAGGGGTGTCGGCGCGTTGGATTATGAAACCCCGTCTCATCCGGTACGTTCTCGGTACTGCGTTGAAACGCCTCCCGATAACCATCGACAAAACGGAGCCGGTAATAGTCGGCGCGCTGAGCATCGCTCCAGGGCTTGTCCGCCATCATATACAGCTGCATCAGGGCACCCGCGGCCAGCGCCTCCTGATAGGCCACTAGCGCATCGGGGATATCGGTGGTACCCGGCACAGGCTCGGTCGCGATACGCACGCGCAGCGCCGCTGCCGGGCACAACAAGTGCAGCTGGTCCGCCTCTACGGTGAAATCCACGCCTGGCCACAGCGCACTGCCGATATCGGGCGGCTGCCAGGATGTCACCGACAGTACGCGGCTGAACGCCAGCGTCCTCTCCGCCGGCGCCAGCGACAGCGACGCCCCCGCCGGACTCGCCCCAAATTGCAGCGTCTCCCGACTGACCAGCGACGCTCGGCAAAACCGGATCGCCGCACTCAGGAGCGCCTCACGCATCATTATCTCCAACGGCCCGTCAATCCCCCGGCGTATCGCTGGCAAAAAGAGATCAGCCCGCGCCATCAGCCTGGTACCGCCGTTTTTTCCCGGTACGCATCACGTACCCGGGCGCGGAACACATCCGCCTTTTCCTGAGCGCCTTTCTGCACCCCCAGCTCCTGCGCCTCCGCCAGCGTGATCAGCTGCGCCACGGTAAATTTTGAAATATCGACGATCGTACCCTCGATCTCCAGCGCAAAGCTCTGCTGTTCGGCCTGCAGGCGTACCTGCGCCTGAGCGGCCAGCAACGCCTGCTGTTTCTCCTCGCGTTTTTCCTGCGATTCGACTAAAAACGCCTCCAGTTTTTCTGCCGGAATAAAAACGCTGGGAAACGCCAGCAGCTGGTATGCGACCGAGGCATCCACAGAAACCGCAATATGACGTGGAAAGACCAGCCGGCTGCCGGTAACCGTATCGCGCTTCTCGACTTTGGGGCCGATATAGACCACTGCAACTTGCTCAGACATATTCACTCCCAAAAGAGAAAGGCCCCGCAGGGCCCATTGACTTAATATCCGATCACGCTATAGCGCACCAGTACACTCAGCGTGCCGCTCACCGGTCCACTCTCGACCTTCAGCACCAGCGTTCCTCCCTGTTCAGGCGTGGTCAATGGCGCCACGGGATAAACGCCCGATACCCTCTCCGTTAAGGGCAGACTCAATAGCTCAATAGCGAGTGAGGCGGGAGACAGGATATCGAACGTCAGCGTTTTCTCTGCGCTAAGCCCGTGGCCACAGATCTGTAGCGCATTAATACGCATACCCGGCGGGAGCTCAAACAGCCGGATCTGGTCGTCTTTGACCAGATTATTCAGCGTCACCGCACTCTCGGCGATGGACTCATTGCCCAACGCCCCCTGGTAGATCCGGTCATGCATTGATGGGGCATTAATCTCTTTCATTATTCACTCCTAAAAAAATGGCAGGCCGCAGCCTGCCTAACGCCACATGGAGAAAACATCACCCCGGATTATTCAGCCGGTCACCGCTGACGGCCGAATCCACCACCATCACACCGTGATCCTGCACGCGGCCATTTTTCTGCCTAAAGCGGATTTTCTTCAGCCCGTTGATCCAACGAATAGAGATCTCCCGCCCGTTGTCATGGTCGGTACGCTCCTCGTGATAGCCAAAGAATCCGCCGCCGTCGCCAATCCCCCAGGCACTGGCCAGCGCCTGTCCCCCCAGTAAAATCGCCCGGTCAATCGCCGTATTGGCCTGCAGCGTCCTTACCGAGGCCACATCATCATTGGCAGAGACCTGAACGCGAGCCCCCGGGTAGAACCGGATCGGCATACCGCCATACTTGCGCACCAGGATATTGCGCCACATGGCACACTCCCCCTTGAACAGCGGGTGATCGAACCCTTTTGAGCGCTGTACCGCCCGGGTCATCATCGCCTGCCAATCCTTACCGTCGGTAGAGGTATACCAGTCGTTCCACTGGCGCGGGGTCACATACAGGACAAAGTAGGGATCCTCATCCTTTAGCTCATCGCGCGACAGCCTAACCGGCTGCAGCGGGTGCGCCATCTCATCCAGGTAGAGGGCGATATTGTCTACCGTCGCCAGGCTGAACAGATCCGCCGCATCCAACAGCTCAAAGGAGGTCGCATCACCGGAGAAAAAATGGCGATCGTAGGTCGGCGGCGTGACCTCGTTAACCATGATCCGCGCAAACTCCGGATGGTCGGCGGACGGCAGAATAATGTCGTCCGCCATAAAATCCCCGCGGGCGCCAGCCAGATGTACCACGGCACACTGGTCCTGCAGATCGTTAAAATAGGTGCCGAGCAGACGGCGCGACGCACTGCGCAGATCGTGCTTAAAGCGCTGCTGTGACATTTTTCCGCCGGCATCCACAATGTGCCGCCCCTGATCGATGCTCAGCGCAAAGTCGGCAAATTGCAGGTTCTCTCCGCGCCCTTCCAGCTTCTGGTCTCCCATGGTCGGACGTTTGGACAGCTTGTGGATCACCTGCATATCCACCGAGTCCCCTTTGGTCTTGGTTAAATCGGTTACCCGCACCACCGGCGCGGTATAGCTGGTTTGGCTCACCCCCTTTTTATCGGGCATGACCTGCTTCGGTGCCTCGGACTGCTCCGTCAGCACGTTGACAAACGAACGGTTGCGGTTGGCGGCGGTAAACAGCGCCACCTGCAACAGCTTGTTCGCTTGGGCTTTGGTAATGGTCGTCATGGTTTTTCCTGTCCCGGTTAAAACGCCTCACCGGCCTGTGACAACAATGCCTCGATCTGGCTCTCACTCATTCCGGCCATCATGGCCAGCAGTTCACCATCACTGGCATTGGCTGCCTTATCCAGCACCGACTGCGGTGACTGGGTTACCGGCTGTCCCACATCCGATGGCGAAGAGGGGACGCTGAGCGTCGCGGCCGCCGCGGCCAGCTTCTCCTCCGCCTGTTTTTTTAGCGATTCTGCTGAGGGCCCGGCCTCGGCTACGTCCGGATCGCCAAACGCGACCTTGGTACGTCGAGCGGCCTCAGCGAAACGCACATCCAGGGTTTGGTCTTGCCAGGCAGGATCGGTTTTCAGACGCTCATCCACCGTAATGGCGAAATCGCGTCGATCGATGTCATTATCGAACCACTGTGCCAGATCGGGATTGCGCGCAATCGCCTCCAGCACCGGGTTGATCTCGCCATCCTCCTCCGCGGGGCTCGGCTTCGCCCGCGCATTCAGGTAGTTCACCTGGTTAACCACCTGCTCGAACATCTCCGCCAGCTCCGGGAAATCCGCACGGACCTTATCCAACTGCTCGGTGCTGATCTGCGTCTCTTCCGGGAGGGTGACCGGCTGCATCCCTGCCCGGCTCACCTGCTGCTGCAGCAGCGTCAGCGTGCGCTTCAGCGCCGCGTTCTCCTCGGCAACGGACTGCGCCGACTGCGCGCTACGGCGCGCCTGCTCCCTGGCGGCCTGCAGTACATCGTAGGGAATATGGTGTACGCCATCCTTACCCAGTACCACTTTAGCGGCGGGATCGGTGACCGCGGCGTCCGGCGTCCCCTCTTCGGCGGGGGATACCGACGCCGCCTCAGGCGCCGCATCCTCTGCGGGCGCCGGCGTGTCCGGTGCGATCGCCGGATCCGGGTCGCCCTCGCTTACCGAGGCGTCGTCCTCATTGCCCGCGGCCTGTGCCAGTAATGCCTCCAGCTCGTCCGGCGTTTTCCCGGCGATATCTGCATCATCGATGTCCATATTGTTCTCCTGCCTGTCTATTTGTCGGATAGATCCGAAACAGAAAAAGGCGTGTCGCTGCCCATGCGAAAAAGGGCTCTGCGATAACAGAGCCCTTTGCGGCGTGTGCAACTCATTAGTTTTAAATGAAATACTTGAAATTATTGTTTATCGACATGCCAATAAAGCGCTGTACTCTGCAAGATATGGCTACGAACATACGCAGCACGATTAAGAGCACCTTTAAAGGTGTCCGTAAAGGCGCTATAGTGTATCTATCAGACAAGGGGAAGAGATATGGCATACCAAATTCTCACTACAACAGCCGCCAGTATTACCGATCTAAAACGCAATCCGATGGGTACCATTGCTGAGGGTGACGGCAATGCCGTCGCAATCTTAAACCGGAATGAGCCGGCCTTTTACTGCGTTCCACCGGAGCTCTATGCTTACTACCTGGAGCTGGCTGAAAATGCTGCTCTTAATCGTATCGCCGATGAGCGTCTAGAGGACGCTGAATTCGTCAGCGTAAATATCGATGACCTATAAACTGAGCTTTGAAAAGCGAGCCCTGAAAGAGTGGAAAAAACTGGCACCGCCCATTCAAAGCCAGTTGAAAAAGAAACTGATCGAACGCCTAGAAAATCCACATATCCCGGCCGCCCGCTTAAGTGGGCGCGCTAACCGTTATAAAATAAAATTACGATCTTCCGGTTATCGGTTAGTTTATGAAGTCAACGATAGCGAAATCATCCTGCTGGTGATCGCTATCGGTAAACGAGCCGATAACGACGTGTACCTAGCGGCAGACGGTCGTTAGCCACCTAAAAACAAAAAGCCCCGCAAAAAGTGCGAGGCGGGTCATCGTTCGCAAATTAGCTCACTTTTTACCCTAATGCAATGGCATCGCGGCAATCTGCTGCTCGATAAGGGTTAACAACTGCTGACGGGCCGCCTGAGCATCCTGCTGCATTCCCTGCAAAATCTGCCCGGTTTCCGCCTGCGTCTTCATATCATGAAAACGCTGCCCCTCGGCCTGTGCCTGCTCACGCTGCGCCGACGCCGCGGCGCGCTGGGCTTCGGCCTCCAGCTTACCCACCTTGGCCTCCAGCTCCCGCATCGCCAGCGCCAGCTGTTGCTGCTCCACCTGCTGCTGCTGGGCGGCCGCCTCCTGCTCCTCTGGCGTCATCTCATCGGCTGACTTGGCCATTCCTACCGCCTGACGGATCCGCTCGACAAACTCGGTCTTATTGGGAATATCCAGCAGCGAAATCCACAGATCCAGCACCGCCGCCTGCACCTGCGGCGGCAGACCCGCCACCACCTGCCCCAGCCGCTCCGCCAGCTGGGAACGGTAGGCCGGCGTCTGCTGGATCGGCGCCAGCGCAATATGGGCGCGCAGACGGGTAATATCATTGCTCATGCCGTCGTTCCCCTCGACATTGATCGCCACGTTTTTCCGCCGGCGCGCATCGTCACGGTTCACGACGATGGTATGGTTACGCACCCGCGCCAAATCCTCCAGCAGATAGCCCAACAGCAGCTGCCCAACCTGCTGGCAGGCGAACTGATAGTTGTCATTCAGCTCGGCCAGGGTAGTTGCCCCCTGCTCGACCAGATTGCTGATGGCCACGCCGGAGGTGGCGTTAGAGTTCTGCCCCAGAAAGGCGGAATAGACCCCCATACCATCCTGGATCAACTTCATGGAGTCCTGCATGACCTGAAACTGCTGCTGCGCCACCTGAAAGTCCTGCTGCACCTCCAGCGACTGGGCGATGGTGGTCTTATTGCGGCGATCGGGGTTCAGAATAATCAGTCCATCCGGCCGCTCCACCTCCTCCTGCACTTGCTTCCGACTCATATTCACCGCGTCATCATCCATGATGACCCGCTTGGCGGTCAGTAAAAACGTCAGCTTAATCCGCCGGAAATTCACCTCGTCCTGCGCCGGTATCGCCCGGCTGACCAAACCATAGGGCGCCCCGTTGCGATCTTTGCGGTAGCCCCAGAACGGGATCAGCGGAAACATCCCCTGCGGCGCCGTGCAGGGCCTATCCACCAACTGGTGCGGCCCCGCAAACCAGGCCTCGCGGATACGGCTGCTGCGCGCCATCTGTACCTGCACTCTCCCCATCGCCAGCGCCGCGGCGTGCAGCGGGTTTTCAGCCTGATACTCAAGGGCGCGTCCGTTGGCCAACGTCATCACCGGCAGCGCCACCCAGCTACGATAGTAAACCACCTGCAGCAGCACCCGCTGCCGATCGCTGCTCAGCCACTCCAGCTCCCTGCGGCTGTACTGCTGATACTCCTCATAGGCCGCGACCAGATCGGCATCCAGCCCCTCGGCCAGCTCGGTATCGATAAAACCGCGCCAATCCATGCGGGCATTCTGGAGTATCGCCGCCTTGGCGGGGAATGTAGCCAGCGCCTCGTCCAAATCCATCCACCGGCGACGCAGCAGCCAACGGCAGTCGCTCAGATCCGGCTCCCGGCTATGCCAGTCCCAATACACCTCATTGCGGTGTACCGTACCCGCCCTATAGCGCGGCCCAAAGATATTGTCGCTGCGCCGCACCTCTACCCACTCCAGCCCGGCTTTTAACATACCGGCATAGGCATCGCTGCGCGCCTTGCCCAAATTGGCCAGGCGACAGGCGTCGGCGAACTCGGCATTCACCGCCTCGGCCAATGCCTCAAACTCCGGCTGCGGATCATCGGCTACCACCATCAGCTCGGTGCGGGTTTTGGCCTCCATGCCCAGCACGCCGTCTACCGTCGGCGCGATCAGGTTATGCATGGTCAGCGGCTGACTGCGCTCCAGCAGCGAGGCAATCAGCTCCGGCGGCAGCTGCTCGCCGTCATAGTAGGCACAGGCCTTATTGGCCGCCGAACGCCAATCCGGCTGATGATGAATATCGGCCGTGATAGACAGCAGCTGAGCCAGGGTAAACTGGCCCTGACGATCGGGCGCCGTCGAAATATCCGGGGAAGAAAAGGGATCGGTCATCGGGTCATCCAGTGGGCTGGCTGATGTTTGATGGGCTCCGGCTGTCTGCGCGCCGGCATCCGGGCGCGCATCTCCTGGGCCAAGGCATAGCTCATGACCTGATCGTCATAACAGCCCGCCTGGGCGCCCATCGCGCCATTTTTGTCATAAACGTAGGTATTCATCTCGCTCACGCTGCCAATCCAGCGTAGTCCGTCCGCCGCCTCCCGCAGCAGGGTTTTCAGCCCCTCGATCAGGATAGGCTTGCTCTGGCGCGTGGTCAGCCACCCCAGCCGGCGGGTTTCATCATCGGTATCCTGGTTGAGGAATTGCTCGTTATACAGATAGCGCGGCGGATACAACGCCCGCAGCTTCTGTAATACCGCATGGCCGTGGTTATTACGCTCTACGCCGATATAGGCCATGCCGTACAGGCGGCCGACGTTATCCAACAGCATGGCAAACAGCTCGGCATCCAAATACCCCACCCAGTGCGCCACCTGCTCTCCGCTGCTCTGTTTCACTACATCCAGACTGCTGCGATCGCGCCGCTCCAGCCCCTCCGCCACATCGGCGCCAATGGCATACACCTCATCGGGGTCGGGCAGCTCCCAGATCAGCAGATAATTGAGCAGCTGACGCTGCAGCGCATCGCTGGCGCCCTGCCGCAGTGCCTGCATCTTATTTTTACGCCCGGTCACCGGATCGATGTCGTAAACCAACGCGGGCGGCGTACAGCGCCCCTCCGCCTGCAGCATGAATGCCGAGGAGAAAACCCGGCGCCCAGAGGTCAGGAACGCCTCGCGCGGCGTAGAGGGAAACTCCTGCTTCATCTCCTGCTGCTGCTCAGCCTCCTTGCGCACGTACCACCATTTTTGCCGATCGCTAAGGGTTATCCGCATCGCCTGCTCAACGTCGGCAAAATAGTCCTGGTGATGACGGCTCAGCCGCAGCCCACCCGGCGGCACCGCCGCCGCATACTTGGGATCCTGCCACCAGGCATAGAAATGAAACTTATAGTCCTGCGACGACAGCGGCAAACGGCTTTGCGCCATTTCCTGCGCCCGTAGGCTCATATCATAAAAATCGCCGCCGACCCCCTCCGCCGTGGACTCGATAAATACAATGCTGCCATCGGCCACCGCATTCAGCGTCCCGGTGCGCACCTCTTTCGCCTTGGCTGGGTATTTGGCGCAGATTTTTCCATGTTCAGAAATATGCAGCCGCTGTACCGTGCCCGAACGGAAAGAGGTCGCCACCATGATATTGGAGCCATGCGCGAATTCGATGTAGCCCCCAGAGGCCCCGCCGTGACGCTTTACCGCATGAAAACAGCCCGCCAGCCACCCAGGCAGATGATCGAAAGGCACCTCGATTTTGGTGCGGAAAATCTCTGCCGCCGCCTGCTTATCCTGCGCGACGATGCCGCACTTTACATTTTGGCTGAACAGCGCCTGATCCAGCAGGTACAGATCGATGGCGGTGGAAAATCCCAACTGACGGGCTTTCAGGATCAGGTTTTTTTCGTGCATCTCCATAAACAGCTGCCGCTGCGCCGGCCGCATCCGAAAAGGCACCAGCCGCCCCTGCTCATCAACAATCTGGTACAGATTGTCCAGCCGCCACCACGGATCGCTCAGATAGCCGTAGACCAGCGCCTGCTGCTCCCGCTCACTCATCGCCCGAACCGGCATTGATCCGCCCTCCCTGCTGGCTCCCCTGGATCTGCTCAATCACCTCCCGCAGCGGCGTATCGGCATCGCTGTTCTCCGACGTCAGCCGCTGCGTCTCCGCCCAGCGCTTGGCCGTCGTGGCCTCGTTCAGCGCATTGACGCGCAGGGTCCGCTCCAGCGACTCAATGCGCACCGTATTACGCAAAATCCCCCGCTCCGCCGCCCCGATATTTTCCCGTAATACCTTGCCCTGATCTGGATCTGCCTGCTCCAGCTGCGCTATCCAACGCCCGATATTCGTCGCCGCCGTCAGGTTGCCCGCCCGCAGCATCAGCAGCTCATCGTTCAGCTGCAGCCGCTGCGCATCCTGCATAATGTCATCGGGCCACAGCATGCGGCGGGCATAGGCGCCATGGGTCACCGCCGCCGTATTGTGCGGCAGAAAAGGACGGATGGGCGGCGCGTGACGTGAACCGCGAATTGGTTTTGCCGCAGGTGAAACAGAGGAGAGCGCCTCTGCGCCCCCTTGCCCATCCTCCTGCCCGCGCTGCTTTTTTACCGGTACGCACTTTTTTCCCTGTTTTTTCTGCGTACCTTTTTTGCGTACCTGCGTACTTTTTTGCGTACCGTTTTTTTCACCGCGTACCCAGCCATGTTTTTTGGCCATTTTTCGAATGGCACCTTCGGATACGCCGTGCTGGGCACCGATGGCCCGTAGGGACAGCTCTCCGGCCTGGAACGCCACTGCAATCGCCGCCCAGTCCGGTTTTGTCATAATGGTTATCCTGGCTAGAGTCGTACTATCACATTTTTTTTATAAAAATCTGTCGGCGTGAAACAACGATCTCAATAGCACGATTTGTCATACTCGCTGCGGCCATCACAGCCTGATAGTGATAAATTAAAAAGCGGACTTTCATACATCAGGGATCAAAATATGAAAATCGTGCTCCCCCTACTGGTAACGCTCACCTTAACCGCCTGTGCTGGACCATTAGGCTCAAGCTGGGGAATTATTCCTGGCAGTACACAGGTCTGTCCAAACGGAGCGAATGCGTCAGGACAGTGCCAGTGACATTCTCCCCGTCCTGAAAGGCAGAGTTTTACCGCACCCTGGGTAAAACACAGCCCTCACGGCGCGCGCGACGGCGTCACGGCATCGTAGAGCCGCTCACAGGCAAGGCCGGCGGCTCGGGCCCGATCAGCATAGGCTGCCAACGCTGCATTGCGTTGGAGAGATTCGCCGAGCACGTCGGCAAACAGAAATCCGGCAGCGGCGCTTGCCGAGCTGGCTCCACCAGCGGTGGAAACTCGGCAGGGGGAACGGTCTGCCAACTGCTGCCGCAATTGAGAAAGCGTACGCCGCAGGCGCTCAACATCAGCGGTAGAGCGAGCAGCATCGGCTTTAATCTGTTCCAGTTGTTGATCCGCATTCTGTTTCACCTTAATCATGGCCTGCCAGCGACGTTGTTCCTCAGCCCGCTCGCCCCGCTCCCGGTTTGCCCTGGCTGTCTCCTCATCCCGGTTGCGCGTCTCCCACTTAAGCTGCCACGCCTGCTCAGTCAAGCGCTTACCGGCGGCGTACCCGGATGCATAACGCCAGGTCGAGAGGCCCCATAAAAGCAAAGCCACCAACGCAATGAGCGCCAGTGGCTTCCATAACCGTTCACCAACCATGTAATCCCACCCTTGATAGTGATGACCGATGCGATTTTCTTCGCATCATTCAAGGCCTGAACACTGCCACCGCTATTTTTGTGCGATGTTAAACAAAAGCCATCACGAACCCAGACGCCGCGCCATCCAGCGCTGAGACAGCCGGATCAACTCAGTCTTCCGCTGCGGGTAATCCATCCCCATATCCAGCAGAGTGATATTAGTACTTTCCAGATAAGACAGATGCTCTAACTGCTCGGCATTCATCGAATCGCGAAGATCCCCCACTACTCCATTCATGCCTGCCCATTGCTTCGCAGTAAGGCCTCCCAGGACGATGCGGGAGATCATGTTACTTTCGTTGCTGTAGTGGTGAGACTGCGTCGCCTTGCCCTGTTCCGCCCTTACCGATTCCAACGCGGAACACATCGGCTTAAACAGGTTTGCCACTCCGATGCGAGCCTTTAACTTGCGACGATAACGCGCGGCGACTTCTGGAGCGGTAAGCTGTAACGCCTCTTCACACTGGATGAAGTAACGACGAATGGCGCGCCCTTGTTCGCTACGCTCGACCATTGCCAGCTCTTTGGCCATATCCAATGTAATCAGGTATTCATGGCTGATCTGCTGGCGAGATTTTGCGCTACTCAAATTTGGGGAGCGCAAATTTTCAACAATGATGTAATCCAGACCTTCTTTAAAGCCGTACTCCCCGATACGACGCTTTATCCAATCCGTCATTCGGGTTGCCACTCCCAGCGCCTTGTGTAACGACGTCCCGCTCACAACGCTGGTTTCACGCTCACCGATCCGGCCACTGACAACAGGAACAATGTCAGCGAACTCATTAACGACATGATGATTGCTTGATGCGTCGGAACAAGAAGAAGCTATAGATGTGTTCATATCGATGGTTACCTTATAGAAACAAGCCTCGTTGCCCAGAAACGTCGCCCACAGAGAGGTCGCCGCCTATAACGACGTTTCTCCGAGGCCTGTTTCTATAAGGCTCTGTGTAATTGTTTGCGCCGGGCATGGCGCAGATACGACAAAGCCCCGGCATAGCCGAGGCTCTTGGATACACGTCAGATATGGTTAAGACAGACCGACCCGCTCCCGCACCCAGCCATACAGAAACGACTCGTTCTGCACCCGCTGTTCGGCCAGCGCCAGATAACGCTCGCCCTGACTGCAGTTCAGTGCCCGCAGCAGCACCAGCTACCCCCTCCGCGCCCCGGGCATCCAGATAAGCCCGCAGCGCAGAGAGCGTACGTGGCCCAATCACCCCATCGGCGCTGATATCCGGGTACAGGCGTCCGCCATCGTTAAAAGCGGTCAGCCAGCGCTGCAGCCACTTGCCGGGCACCGACGGCCCCATATTCACCCCAGTATCCAGCAGCTCGGCGGCCACCGGCGCGGAATACTCCGCCACCTGATCAAAACGGGGACCTGACCAGTAGTCGCTTTCATAGATTTCCAGCGCCTGCGCCCGCGTCAGGTTACGCATATCGCCGGTGTAGCCGTGGGCTCGGGCCACTTTCTCGGTGATCCCCCAGTTGGTTGGCCCGCCCTTGTCGTGGGGGTGATCAACATACCCGCCCTCACGCCCCAGCAGAGCATCGAAAATTTGATCCTTAGTCAGTGCCATAATTACCGCTCCTTGTCTGTCGGCATCCCCAGCTTGCGCTGCAGAATATACAGCGCAAAACGCTGGATCTGCTGCACGCCGATAAAACCTATCGCACCGCCGATGGCCGGGGTCAGCGACTTCGGCAGGCTGAAATAGTCCAGCGTCGCCACCACGGTCAGCGTCAGTGCGCCGCACAGCGCCCCCTCTAGGGCGGTTCGTTTCCAACCCCCACCCAGATAGGTCACCCGAACAGCGGCGGTCACAATCGCCAGCAGCACGCCGCCGACCGGGGTATCGCCCTGCCACCAGGACAGCAGCAGTGCACTGAGTGTTTCCGGGTTATGGTGCATATTCGCCATCTCGTTATCCCCGCGCTGGGGTGATTCAGATATAAAAAAACCCCGGCATATGCCAGGGTCTGTTATTTGGAAAAATGTATCGACGTTAGCCAATGAGTTTCAAATCCGCTTTACGATGCTGCTTCTGTTCGCGGTAAAAGTTTTCGTGGGGCCCGATCGTCAATAGATACAGCGCTACCCGCATTGACTGCCAGCTGTATCCCAGCAGTACAAGTTGACTGTTCAGCGTAAATTTATGCACGCGCAAAAACCGTAAGTCGCCCTTTTTCAGCTCGCCAATCTCGGGGTCGGCGATAATCTTATCGATCTCGTCTTCGACCCGCGCTAATTGTGATTCAGGGAGCTTATCCAGTGCTTTCTCAAAGCGCCGGCTCTGATAAACCGCTATCTCACTGGCGTTTGGTCCTGCGGACATAGCGCGTCACCTTCTGATTGTTGACCTCACCCTGTGCCAGCAACACCTCACTGATAAAACTGTAAGGTAAGTCCGGATTCTCTTCTGCTATCCGGCCAATCCTGGCCCAATGCTCAATCTGCTTAGGGACGCTACGGCTCTCAGCATCGGCATGGATCTTAGCGTCGTTGACAAACTCATCATCCAAACGAACACTCGTTGCCATTTTGCGGTGCCTCTCGGTGGTTACACGCCATCACAGCGCATGCACAGTATGCGACATTTTGTCGCGCTGTGCAACTTTTAGCCACCAGGCAAGCCTAGGTTAAGCTTGCCTCATACTCACCGCGGCGGAGATTGAATTACTCCGGCTTCCCATAATGTCAGCACGATATGCATTTGGCTGTTATGCTTCTTCTGCGGGTTATCCTCATGCTCCAATGCCACTTTCCATAATGCACGAGAGGTAATATCATTAGCGATAATTCTATGAGCCAATAAATAATTGGCCGCGACAGTCGCATACCGTGCATTTTTTGAGTCGTTCTTCTGATAAGAGCCCGCAGGAATATTCTTCAAATACCCCATCTCACACAGCCCCAGAAATGCCGCCCGAGGACACCCTTTCTTTTTCCCGACCACCGCCTTATCCCAGGCTTGAGTCGGTGGCATACCATCACGCGCGAGGCGATAGGCCTCCCCTGCGATTTTCCCATAACAGCATTCTGACGGTGCTTTCATATAACCCCATGACGTTAAAAAGACGCGTGGAGTTAACTAAACAATAAATTTAAGTGGCGTCAATATATAAAACAGGAGCCATCACACAGATTTATCAATTCACAGTAACGTGAAAGATAAAGCGATACCGGATAGAGATGATATTTATCGAAGCATGCCGCGATTAATCGGCGATAAACATAGCTTGGTCATCTTTCCGAATTTAGCTCACTTATTAGCCATTGGCAATCTCTTCATGCCACCGCCTGCCTCTCTAACGTTAATCGTATCGACAAGGCATCGCCGGCCAGCTGCATCTCCTGATACAACCCATTGAGCGTATCATTCACCCATGGCGGGTACTCTGCCCGCCACACATCAGGCGTTATCACAATGCCCTCATCCACCAGCGAACGCCGGAAATGGTCAGCGGTCACGCTGATTTTTCCTCGACCACCACAGGTATCACAGCAATGGGGCTGTGGCCGCAACAGCTGGCCGCTGCCCCGGCAGCGTGGGCAATGGGGTGAGCGAGCCGCCTCTGCGTCGGCCCAGTCGGCCAGCGCCCGGCGGAGAGCCACGGAACGGCCCGCCAGCGCATCGTACTGTGCCAGATTACGCCGATAGCGCCAGTCACCCTCACTCAGCATAACCCGGGCCTTCTCCAGCCCCTTTTGCTGGCGCTGAATATCGGCCAGCTGCTTGGCTGCCAGCGTTGCCCGGGGGCCATGTTTGCGCAGCAGCGCCGCCAATACCACCCGCTGGGCGGGCAGCGTCCGCCCCAGTGCCACGGTGACGGCCAGCTGGCAGACGGCGGTGCCATAAGGGGGATGTGGGCTCCGGCACACCCTATCAGCCGCCGCCCGCCGCGCGCGCTGCTCGGCCTGACAATCTTCCCGGTAGCGGGCCAGCAGCAAATCGAAGCCGAGCGGATGGCGCTGCGCCACCGCTGCAAACGCGCCCAGGATTTGCTCCCGGGTGATCCCTGGCACCGCCCGGATCAGGTGCAGGCATTCTGCGCTGACGCTGCGCGGGTCAAACATCTTGATCAGTTGTTCGATAGCGATAGGCATAAACCCGATCCTCCATGGGAGAGTCTGGTTTATCCTATTCATAAAATATAAAACATCAAGCAATCTATTTATTTATAAGACGATCTCTCAAATCAGCCGGTGCAATAAAATGTGTCGCTTTTCCGACTATGATTGGGAGTAATACGCCCAACGAGGCAAGCTGCCTTAACTGTTTTCTTGCCGTATTTTCGCTAATGCCATAGACATTTTGAACAGATTTCACTTTGAACAATCGACCTGGCTCTTTAATGCCTTTCTTGATTAAATCTTTTTGTATAAAACTCAACTGATCTTTATATTTCGAGTTTTCAAGAATTTTTACCACTTCATAAAATTCTTCACTTTTAGTTCTTAAATATCCTTGCAACTCATCAAATGCTTCAAGAATAACTCTCAAATGAAAATCAATGAAATATGTCAAATCACCATAGTCTTTTTGCACGTACAGATAAGACAGCCCATAGTCCCGCGCATGCTCTTTTATTATTTTGCTGATTGAAATATACTCAAAAATATCATAACCATTTTTTAGCATAAACCAATAAAATATTGCCCTTGCGGTTCGACCATTACCATCTCTGAAAGCATGTTCATACCCCATCAAAAAATGGAGGATAATTGCTTTAATCACTGGAGGAATAAACTTTGAACCATCTTCTCCATCATGCTTCTCATTCGCGAATGTACAGATATCCTCTAACCTTTTCTCAAGCAAAGTGTAATCCGGTGGATAAAAAAGCGGGTCATCATCATTACCTATATAGATATCATTACTACACCTGAACGCCCCTGGCTCATTATTATTTTCAGAAACTGAGTCTGTAGCTACCCGGTGGAAATCAAGCATTAAATCCCTGGTTAACGGCTCGTTTTTTCTCCTATCTGCCAACCTAAGCAACATGTAATTATTGAGAATCATTCTTTCATCATCAGTGCTTGGCGTTAGCTCATCTTCAAGCATTCTCTTCGCATCCGCCCTAGTCGTAGCTGCCCCCTCTAATTGCGCACTGGTAATCGCCTCTTCCATTAAAAGTGATGAAACCAAATAGTTCTCTTTGATGTTATCAGATGCTTGAACTCCTGCGACAGCAGCAACCTTTCCTGCGCCTAACTGTACTATTTTGTGTAACTTAGGCTCCAATGAGTCATGGATAATATAGTGGAAGGCATCACCATTTTTATCATATAGCCCAATATCCTTTCTCACTGCATTTCTATGAAATTTTATAGCCAACCATATATTTTTGGCATCACGGCTTGGAACCCGCCATTTTAGCTGGCACCAATGCAAGTAACGCCCCTTATCATCAGTTACACCGTAATGATTGAGGTATGGGATGATATCCTCAACAGAAAGAGATGATAAATCGAACCTAATCGACTGTTCTACCGGGTGTTTTGCCATGATACCTCAATTTTTAAATTTTGATGTTCAAACTAAAGTTACGGTCAGAGGGCCACCCTGTCAAGCACTCTCATTCAGCCCTTTCCGCCATACCACGCCCGGCAGTCCTCCCCACCGGGCGCCCCAGGCTACCCTGCCCGCCGCTCTAGCCGGGCCAGACTTTGCCGCTCGACGTTGTTCAACTGGGAGCGGGTCTCCCCCAACAGACTCAGCTGCCTGAACTCATGCTGAATATGGTTCAACACAGGGCGGAGTTCGCCGCGGTTCCGCACCACCTGCTGAAGCACCTGCTTTTCTAGCTGTTGCAGCAGGCTACGGGTTTCATGGCTGATCTCCATGATGCGCTGCAGCTCGCGGGCCAGCGCAGGTAGATCGTCGGCGGTAAAGGGATATGGGGATGGCACGCCGGTGGCCTGACGCAGCGCGTACCAGACGCCCTGATTCCAGGCGGCGCGGAACCGGAACGGATTGACGATGGAGTCGATCAGCCATTTCAGGTTTTTTATCTCCCCGTCGGAGAGCGGCTGTGGCTTAGGGGCTGAGTACGCGCCCTGCTGGCGGGTGAGCAGTTGCCTCTCGCATTCGATGAAGTAACGGCGGATCTGACGGCCACGTTCGTTGCGTTCAACCATCGCCAGCTCTTTAGCGGTGTCGAGAGTGAGATGGTAGTCTTTGCGGTTATGACCTCCACGTGTTTTTGCTTCCCGAATTTGGGAAGCAATCACATAGTCTTGATTTTCAATGAATCTGTATTCTTCAATGCGCTCAACAATCCAAGAGGCGAAGCGTTTCCCAATGCCAAGAAAATCATGTAGAGCGCGAGCGTTACAAAGTAGAACGGATTCATTGGAGATAGTACCGTTGAAAACGGGGATGAGTTGACTGGTCATTTTTTGCGTCCTAGTAGATTGTTGATTACCCCTGTTGATAAGGGTGGTCGGGTACTTCAACACCGCTACTAGACGGCCTGTAGTTTTTCCCAATAAGTTGGGTGTTATATGTACTACACGCTACCCGACCATAATCTATGGACGTAAAAAACCGCATATCTGTCGGGTGCGGAGCTCCGCTAGTAGACGGTGTGTTGAGCACCTGAGCGGACTATACCCCCGACGCCGCGGGTAAAACTAATTTCGATTTATGATACTTTACTTACAAATCATAGGAATTCAATGAATCATTCTAGCCTGACCATACAGAGCCCCATCTGGCTATTCGACCAGTAAACCAACCACAATCTGTAGCTGGTTTAGTATGTTCTTTAACAATATAATGGGGTCTTCCCCACGCCTGTGGGGGTGTTTCTTTGCGCCGCTACGATTTGCTCATAGCTCAGGCGGTTTTCCCCACGCCTGTGGGGGTGTTTCTGACTTTATAAGAGCCTCAGAAATAGAAATGATGTTTTCCCCACGCCTGTGGGGGTGTTTCCAGCATGGAAATTAGGTTGGCGTCCTGACTTTGGTTTTCCCCACGCCTGTGGGGGTGTTTCTACTAGAGGCTGGTAATATTTTGTTGTGGGTAAGTTTTCCCCACGCCTGTGGGGGTGTTTCCGACGTGAAGAAGATGTTCACCAACCTGGCATCGTTTTCCCCACGCCTGTGGGGGTGTTTCCCTAATCAGTAGTGATGCTATCACCATGTCCAGGTCTTCCCCACGTGTGTGGGGGTGTTTCCGGCGCCCACCTGGGGTATATCTTCTACAGTACGTCTTCCCCACGTCTGTGGGGGTGTTTCTACATCGCCAAAAATCTCGACGGTTACGCGCTTGGTCTTCCCCACGCCTGTGGGGGTGTTTAATAGGAAACTGGCCGAGTCACATATCAAGGCCAATAAAACCAGGCTGCTGGCTATGTGGCAGATGGCGGTTAATGGGATGCATCCTTGGAAACTGTAAGAGGCAGCTATCTTGAAAATTATTGATGTGGATGTGGTCGGCGACCATGTTATCGAGGTCGAATTTAGCGACGGCTTCCGTGGCAGGGCTGATTTAGCCGCACTGTTCAGCAAACCGCCCTTCTCTGCGATCGCCGACGTTAACCGCTTCTCCCTGACGGCCAGCGGCGTGCTGAACTGGGGAGATGCCGAGCTTTCTGCCGATACGGTTAGGCGCATGAGCAAAGGCGCGGTGGTATCGGCATCCTCACGCTCACTCACGCCAGAAAATGTAGAAGCGATCCTCCGCCAGGCCACCTGGGAATCCATGACCGAGGGGCGCCCAGATATTTTGCAGGCCGCGTTAAGGGGATACGCGGAGCAGCTGGGCCACGCGGACGTCATCAAAAGGGCCGGGATTGCCAGCCGCAGCAGTGCATACAAAACGCTGTCGCCATCAACGAACCCCAGCTTTAAATCACTGGCAAAGATCAGCGGCGCGATTTTGGCTATCGTGCGTGAAAATAACGCGCAGCACGGCTAAGGGCTTACTGTGTGCCGTCAAGCGCCGCCCTTCAAGGCGGGGGATGTCAAAATAATAAAACTCAGCAAGGTTTAGAGGTGAAAACCAACTCGCTTACCCGTCGGCAACGTCACATCAATACTTATCTGGCCACCCAAGGCGGTCACATAGCGTTTAAGCGTAGATAAACGCGGATCATTATCTGGCTGCTCCATTCTTGCCACTGTCGGCTGTTTTACCCCCATAGCAGCGGCTAATTCGCTCTGTGACATACTCAGTTCTTCTCTCAGCTGATGGAGCAATACTTCTCGACGCAATTCATCAGCCCGCGCTTCAATTTTCGCGCGACTTTCAGGACTACGCTGTGCCAACAGCTTATCTAGCGTTGCCATTTTAAGAACCTCGTTTTTTCAGGTGCCTACTGAATTCAGCCTCAGCAAGCTTAATCATTGACTTATAAAACCGTTTTTCGTTGATGCCTGTTTTGTCACCAGCGCATAACACAATTGCTTTTCGTTCTGGATCGAATGCAAAAAACGCACGAATCGGATTACCGGCGAACTGAACTCGCAACTCCTTAAGGTTTGCCAGCTTTGCACCCTTTAACGTATCCACGATAGGGCGTCCGAGGTTAGGGCCGAACTCGCTCAATACGGTTAAAGCGGCCAGCATTTCGTCCTGCAAAGCCTCACTCTGTGCCGTAAACCACTCATCAAAAGCGGCTGTCGTTTCAACAATCCACACGATCCATGTCCTATAGCTTATTTGCTATAATCAGCATATAGCTTTCTTGCTATATTAGCAAGGTAGCACCCTCCCCCTCAGCGTCCAATACAGCGCCGCCAGCATCACCTCCTCTCGCTCGCCGGGTCGCCAGTCATAGGGTGCCCGGCCATCCAATACATCGTGGCAGGCCGAACAGCCATACACTGCCCAGAAGTCATCCGACTTGTACCCCATGCCATGCATCGGACTGGCTAGATGGCACAGCACCACCGTCTGCGGATCACCGTTGCAAATCCCAGGAATTTGCAGGGTACACCCCTGCCCCCGGGCCGACTCCCGCCACGCCCGGCTACGAAACGCGCCTGATTTTTTCATCACTAAAACGCCATCAGCTGATCCACCGCCAGCGCCATTTCTGCCTCGCTGGCAAAATGCTGGCTCAGGGTCTCATTCCAAATCACCCCGGCCACCCCACGATAGATACTGTCAAAGGTCGCCTGATCCATATTGGCAAAGGCAATGCTCCAGCGCTGGCGGTAGGTGCCGCCGTCCGGCGCCGGCTTCACATCACAGAAGCCGGCCTGCGTCATCACATGGTTCAGGTAGGCCTCCTCGGTTTTGAGCACCTCGGCATCGAACAGCCCGCGCCGCTTCTCCGCCAGCCGGGCCAGCACCCCCTGGGCTATCTCCCGCGTCACGCTGTCATACAGCGCTGGATCGGCGGCCGCCTCGGCAATCCGCCGCGCCACCGCATGGGCGACCCAGCTTTCCGAACGGCTGACAAACTCCCACGCCGGAACCCAGTACTGCATCCCCAGCGCCAGCAGCTTAAAAAATTTGCGGTGGTGCTTCAGGTTGCGCCGGTCGCCCACCGGCTGCAGCGCAATCGGCGTACCGACCGGCACCGCCCGCATCACGTCACGATCGTGATCGGTGGCATAGCGGATCCCGCCGCCCGGCAGCAGCACGCCCAGCGCCTCGGCTTTATGGCGGCGCGGCGACTTGCCCTGCACGCTGCTCATAAAATCGCCTCAGCACAGCTCAGAAGCCGATTGAACAGCAACGCCGTGGGTCGGTATGGCTGATATCCTAAAAACGCCGCAGCGTGGCGCACAGGCGAAAATTTCACCATCACACACCCCCGTCTCGGCGGGCGGGCACCAGGCGGTAAAACCAGACCGTTTTCCCGCTGTCGGGATTGCGCACCTTGCGCACCTGCTTGACCAGCCCGTGGCGCAGCACGCTGACCTGCCGCAGCCGGGCGCTGATCGCCGCCTGAGTATCCCCCTCCCGCGGGAACAGCTGCAGCAGGCGACGCTCCAGGCCGCGCAGCGTGTGCCAATCGGCGCCGGCGGCGACGATGATCACGCGGCTCATCTGGGTACTGCCGCCAACGCAGCCCCGCTCACGGCTCAGCGCCCGCAGCCCGTTGTTGATGCTGGCACGCTCTTGAAAACTGACATCCGGTTTCAGGTTCATCGTCTCTCCTCCCTGCCTCACCGCTACGCTCACACTCTGGCGCCGCGGTAACGCGATGCCAGCGGCGGTTGATCCATCGGGGTACACAGCCGCCGCGCCTCGTCCTGGTCGCACTCCACAAAATGACCATTGATAAAACGCTGGTAAATCACCGCCCCGGCCTGACCAAAGCGGCTTTTGGTGACGATCAGCTCCGCATGGTGCCGGGCCGGGGTATCGGGGTGATAAATCACGTCGCGGTACAGCATGACGATCAGGTCGGCATCCTGCTCAATGCTGCCGGAGTCACGCAGATCGGCGCTGACCGGCCGCTTGTTGGGGCGTTTTTCCACCTCGCGGGACAGCTGGCTCAGCGCAATCACCGGCGTCCCCAGCTCTTTCGCCATGCTCTTCAGGCTGCCGGAAATATGCGCGATGGCCAGATCGTGGCGCTCGGCGCGCGGTTTATCGATCAGCCCCAGATAGTCCACCAGGATCAGCGACAGCGTCGGGTGTGCCTGCTTTTGCCGTTCGGCCATGGCGCGGATTTTCTCCACGCTCAAACGCGCGGTATCGACGATCCAGATATCCAGCCCATCCAGCGCCGCGACGCCCTGCGATACCCGCCCCCACCCCTCGTCGTCCAGCGTGGCCGGATTACGCAGCACCGACACCGCCAGCCCGCCGGCCGCGGCAATGCCCCGCTCGGCCAGCTGCTGCGCGCCCATCTCCAGGCTGAAGATCAGCACCCCGCGCCGCTGTGAGGTGCCGGGTAACGTGCGGGCGGCCACCGACGTGGCAATACGCATGGCCAGCGACGTTTTTCCCATCCCCGGGCGCCCGGCAACGATCACCAGATCCTGCGGATTCACCCCGCCGGTCACCTCATCCAGCGGCGCAATCCCCAGCCGAAGCGTGTCCGACTCCAGCCCATTGTTCAGGCGCCGCTCCAGCGTCTCGGTAAAATCCCCCATCACCTCGCCCAGCACCACCGGGATAGGCTCTAGCCGGGGACGGCGGATCAGCGACAGGCGGCTCATCAGGGTATCCATCGCCTGCCCGGCCTGCTCGATACTGGCGCTGATGATTTCCCGACGCATGCCATCCAGGGTGACGGCGAACTGCCTGCGCTGGTACTCCTGGCTGACCATTTCCGCATAGCCCGCCAGATTGGCGGCGCTGGGGCAGTGCTTGGCCGTGCTCATCACATCGGCAAAGTGTTCGTCCCCACACTCCTCGGCCACCATCAGCGAGTCGATCAGGTTGCGGGCTCTGGCCTGGCGCTGGATCACCCGGTAAACCGTCCGGTACAGCGGGATCGAAAACGCCTCAGACTCCAGCGACGCCAGCACCTCCTGCGCAGCCGGTGTCAGACCGCCCAGCAGCAGGCCACCGATCACGCTGGATTCCAGGTACTGGAGATTGGCGTTCACAGCGTGCCCTCCCGTACCCGGGTCAAGGTTTTCTGGCGTAGCAGGTAGTCAAAATCGGCGATCCAGCCCGCATCACCGCAGCCAAAGTAAAACGGCTTGGCATGGTCGAGAAACGCCGAGATATAGGCCCGGAAGCCCTCCAGGTTCGGCGTCGCCAACGATTTCACCAACGCACGCAGTTTACGCTTACGCTCCTCGTTGACGGTCACCGCATGGGGTAGCCTGTCGCCCACCAGCTCGTTGTAAGCTGCCAGATAAGCGCCATAGTCCATACGCTCAGCAGGTCGTCGAGTGAGATTCTCCCGTTCTGGGTGATCGGCCTCAGGATTATCGAGCTCGCGATGGTGTCGATCGGGCGCTGTCCAATCCGGTTTTCCCCGATCGGTTTTGTCCTTGTCGGGCTCAACGAATTCGCTGTTGTTGGGGGGTAAGGGGGGTATAGGTTCTAATGATAGGTTCTTAATGATAGGTTCTGGGTGCAATGGTTGCGCTACCCCTAGTGAGTCAAACGACAACCCCTGGCGTATGTGTTGCACTGGCACCTCAGACAAAGACGCACCATTTGCACCGGTCGATCCCGCCCCCTGCGCAGCGCCCTTTTTTCCCTGATTTTCGGCCGGCGACGGCTCATCATTTTCATCCTCCTCCAGCGGAGAACGCAGCCGCCGCTCCAGCGTCAAATGGTAAATATTCGACTGGTGGCCGCCATTTTTGCTCTTGCGCCGCTCCACCCACAAAAAACCATGCTCATGCAGCCATTTGATATGGTTCTGCACCGAACGCTCGGCCATCTCGCAGGTCGCCGCCAGATACGGGATCGACGGCCAGCACTCGCCCTGATCGTTGGCGTTATCGGCCAGCTTCAGCAGCACCAGCTTGCGCAGTGGATTCCCTGTCTTAATTTTCATGGCCATCGCCATCAGCATCATGCTCATAGATCACCAACCGTTTTTCGTCACTGTGGAAATTCGCATCGCCAAACGACGGGCGCAGTCAACCGACGCCGCGACATGGCGGCACTCGGCATAGGCCCGCTTGGCCTGCAGGATAAACACTGCCTGAAGCCGGCGGGAGGTTCCCGCCAGCGTGTGATGCAGCGTGTGAGAGCGTGCGCGCGATAGGCTCATCCCTCCCCCTTAGCGCCGGGCGCTCGCCGAACGGGCGAGGCGCTGCTGGCGCTGCTGACTGCGCTCCTGAACGGTGCCGTACGCCACCACCCAGCGTCGCGCCACCCGCAGGCAGTCATCAAAGAGCTTGCCGGGGCGGGATGCCTGGGTGGAATGCTCAACATAGTGCACGACGCCCGCCTCCGCCCCCTTGCGCGCCAGCGCCTCGTCGAAGCCCTCGCCCACCAGCTGGCGCCGAATGTTGTCGTGAATGAACTGCGGCCAGCTCATCGGGCACCTCCCGGCGCCGACGGCGGCAGCGTTAACGGGAAAAGGGGCTGTCGTCCTGCTGTGCTGTATGCCATACCTGCTCTCCTGTGCCGGAGGCCACACCGCCCGATTCGCGCGAAAAAAACGCCCGCGCCACGCCCGGCAAAGCCCCTGTGATGGCCAAACGCCGGGTCTCCTCCCCGGCCAAATCCAACTTCTCACCGACAATCCCGGCGATCAGCGCCACGGATTGTGCGGTGTTCAGTTTCTGCTGCCGTTTCATGATGGCGCTCTATCCACTACCGGCAGCGGCGGCAGCCAGTCCGGCGCCGGAATATCCGCGGCCCGCAGCGCCAGATGCACATGGATCAGCATCTCCGGTGCCTCGGCGAACATCGCCAGAAAACCACGGATCGCCGCAATGTTGGTTTCAACGGCCGGATTGGAAGACATGGCGGAGGACGCCGCCCGAATGGTCGCCAGCTCAGACTCCGTCCAGCGGGTCTTGATCTGATCATCGCGCAGCAGGTGCAGCGGCAGGCCGGGCTTGCCTACCCGTTTACGGGCCAGCAGCTGCTGGCGCAGAATGTCCAGCTGAGCCCCTGCCGGGGAAAGGGAGGGATGGTGTATGGTCATAGGTCAGTCCTTAATCGGGTTAAAGGACTATCCCCACAGCGTCCAACGAGGATAGAGATTGCTGTTATGTAATGCGTTGCGGGAAGACATCATCCAGTGAGACAGATGCCCCTAATTGATTAAAAATCAGTACGATTTTCTGACAAACAGTGATACTCATAGCCCGGCGCCCTAATTCATAATGGCCGATGGCCCCCGGCGTACAGCCCGCCAAACCGGCGAGTTTCCGTTGGGTCAGTCCTAGCTGTTTGCGAATTTCTCGGATTCGGTTCATCAAGCACCTCCAAGACAACCAGTATACAAGACGTATCTGGATGAGACAAACAAAAAGATACATAATGTTTGTTTATGTGTGCTATACAAAATGTATAATCAAGATATGAAAACGACATGGCATGAAATCGCAAAGGAGCGCATGAAGGCGCTCAACATGACTCAGGAAGAGCTTGCTGAGTCGCTGGAGATTACCAAAGGGGCGGTGAGCCATTGGCTGACCGGTCGCAGAGAACCCTGCCTCGCCGATCTCTCCAAGATTTTTAACTATCTCGGTATCGATGGCATTACCCTAAACAGCGACGGCACCTTCGGCATGGCCGGCGAGACGCCTCCGCCCGCCCGTAAGGTCGTACCCGAGTACGCCTATCCCCTACTCAGCAAGGTGCAGGCGGGTCAGTTCACCACGGAAGATAACGCCTATACCCTGCAAGACGCCAAGCGCCGGATAAAGACGATTAAACGCGCCAGCGACAAGGCGTTCTGGTTAATCGTAGAGGGAGCATCGATGACCGCACCCACAGGCACCAGCCCCAGCTTTCCAGAAGGAATGCTGATCCTGGTAGACCCCGCGCAAAACGTCGAGATCAACGATTTCTGCATCGCCGTGATGAACGGCAATGAGTTCACCTTCAAAAGATTGATCCGCGACGGGGGCATCAACTACCTGCAACCACTGAACCCTCAGTTCCCTCTGCTGAACTGCGCGAATGGCTGCCAGGTTATTGGCAAGGTGGTAATGTCGCAATGGCCGGAAGAGATGTTTAAATAAGTTCGCCAGGTTGGCAAATCATCGTTCTTCATCAACCTGGCTTCAATCTTTCGCAAAATACATCGAATCTCATATATCACTTCACTTTATATCCCTCCCCTCAGCCTCGTCTAATTTAATCTCATTAAAATACAAACCGTTAATAAAATCAGTCCATTTTTTGATCATTTTGTATTTACATTTATTAGATACGAGATGTATATAGTGAGTATAAAACACGCAGTGCCGCTCTTTAACCAACGAGCCGTCCAGCTCTACGGAAGGTGCCGACAACGCACCGCCCATTGACTCCGCTCCCGATGACTTCGGGGTGTGTGGATCATGCCGTCTCCTCCACACCGCCTAAGTCACCGTCATCCACTATTGTTAGCGTCATCTATCCAGGAGGGATTATGGCCGCGATCACCAAGGGAAACTCCGTCAGGCCAGCACAGAAAAATGCACGTCAGCGCCGCCACGAACGCCGCAAGGCTCAGGCTATCCAACGCGAGCTGATCGAGTCGCGTATCGATCATGCGCTAGGTTTAAAATTAGCGCACCGCCCTGCCCTAAACCGAGCAGAAATCGCCAGCAAGCGCGAGTCGCATCGAGTAGATGTGATCGTATTGTGCACAGGTGAGCGCCAACAGCCGCAGCCCAGCTGGGACAACTGCTGTTTGGCACAGGTGGCGCTGTATAGGGTGTTGTAGGCGTTGATATCAGTAACCATCTGCTCAAATGTCCGCTCAGAGCGAGGAGCGGACATTGTTAACAGTGACCTGCTTACCATTAACTGCTACAGGTATCAGTAGTATAAAAAATAGTTTGAGGGAGCCGTTTGGACAATTTTCCGGGGGACAGTACTGTTAACATTCATGTTAACAACTATCTTTCCAGATCCGGTGATCTCTAAACCTGCTTACCTTTCCTTTATAGTGAAAGCAGCCAGATCCCTGGAATGAGAGATGTGAGTATACGCTCGTCCTGTCAACTGAGGGGCAGCGCACCCTGAAGCGAGTCCTGTCTCCCCAAAAGCCAGCACAGGGTGTGTGTATGGTAAATCTGAGCTAATGCCAAAAACCGTGGCATTAGCTACACATTTTTATTTAGTTCCAACTTTTCTTTGCGCTTTTCTTTTTTTTGTTTCAGCAGCAGTTATTGCTGCACGCTTTTGTCTTTGCTGTCCCATATTCAGTATCAAAAACACTACCTGAAAGATTTCAAAATCTCCCCGGTAGGATGCAATAAACCCAGGTGGCCGAGAATCAGTATGGGATATATCTTCGAGAGCCATAAAATCAAAACCATCAGGAGAGTGTTCTTTGGCGCTAGATTTCAGGAATTCAAGAATACCAGCTTTATCTTCAATGTAAGCATATGTTATATGGAACATAAGCTTGCTCTGCGTGTAGCCTAGCAATTTTTGAAAATGGCTAAGTAAATCAGCCCGTTGAGAATCCTGAGTCAACGGTCTACTACAAATAACAGCTTCAACGACGGACAACTCGGTGCTTCCCCAGTTAATAACCAAATCCCGTTCTCCGGGGTTGAGATTACCACTGTATCCGCCACGCGACTGTTCAGTAACAGTCCAGCCTAAAAACTCAAGCCTACCGGATAAACAATGTCTGAGCAAAGCAGACAAATCATCTTCAGAGCTATCTACTTTTATTTGCTTCATTGTTGGAACTAATGCCATTAGCGAAGCAGAAGCTGCTCTTATATGTTCAACTAAAACTTCAGTAAAGGAGTCTTTTTTCTGTTTTAAAACCTCCGCTTTATTATCAGGATTCATATCCTTGAATTTCAAAATTGCTGAAGAAACAACCTTAATAATATCCTCATTAATAATTACATGAGGTAAAGAAAGCGCTACAGAACCCTTGGCAATATAGTTTCTGGCAGCTGTCAGTACTTCAGTGATACCAAAAATATGCTCTGCCGTATCAAGTGCTGCATTTGCCTCCAGGAGTCTGCCGAGTCTATAATAGGATACTGCCGTATATGCGGAAGCAGTATCCTGCAACTTAATAAATTGAAAGCCAGATAGAATATTAAGCGCTTTCTCTGTTTCACCGAGTAATAGGTATAGCAGAGCTGTATTACACTGTAATGACTCACTATTATTATCTTCTGTTACTTTGGCTAACATTACTTCCAGCTTAGAAATTGCGGCCACTCCTGCTGTGTAACTTTCTCCAGTCAACTCTTCAAATGTGCCGCCTTTAATTAATATTTGCAGTTCTGCAGCAAGCCAGTTTGTCGCTCGTGCAATCGACGGTTGCTTTTTAAACAACCTATCAAATTCACTGCGAGAAAATATCGGATCGGGTGTATCACAAGATAGAAATGCGAGCGCGCGAAAATGAGCTAAAACATCGCCAGCCTCATCTTTTTCATGCGAAATAATATCTGGAGGTATCTGGTACTTAAATATCCCACCCCATTCTTTTTTTAAAAACATCAAGCGGAGTTCATACTGCATGCGGAGTATTTCTCTGCCTATTACTTTCCCCAGTGTTTTTAAATTTCGCTCAGACTCCATATAAGCCTCAGCAGCTGTTATAGCCCCGGCTGTAAGCAGTTCATCTATCCTTGACTGCATATCTTTCAGAGAGTAAATTTCACCTGCATCTTCAGGTGTTAATTCATTAATTCTTTCACTTATTTTACTTTGCAAGGAAGACGGAGCGACGAGAAGTAATGCTGCTAACATACTGGGTTCATCAGTTTCACATATTGCGTTAACCAGGGAAATCTGCTGTTCAGCATTAATCAAGCGTAGTGCACACGAAAGATCAAAAGCCATAGTTATATATGAAGATGAAGACATATCACGCTCAAAGCGCGGGGAAAATGCATCTATTCTCCCTTTTTCCTTATGTAACAAAGATCCAGATTTTACATATCTTATTAGTGAATTAACTATTGATGATTTAGACTTAACATCAGATTTTGAAAGTGTTCTGCATAAAACACGAATATGAGTTCTGAGTGAGTATGCAATTTTATCCACTTCATAATATCTATTATCATCTTCACTAATTTTTTTGATGAGAGTTGTAACATCAAATGGGCATAGAAATTCTTTATATGTATCTTCTCTTGATTTTGCTATTTTATGAAGAGCGTTAGCTTCATCGCTTCCTATCCTATGAACAGATCTGCCAGTTGTATTTTCCAGCAACGAATCCGAATAAAGCTTGATGATTTTTTCCGCATCCACTTTTTCTTCAAGCTGCCCTATGGAGCATAAGTCCAGTAGCGTAGCGAACTCCGAAGAGTAAATTCCTGCTATGTCATGATCTTCCAGAAGATGGGAAACCATAGCAAAGATGATACTCCTGTCTAACTGACTTAATGATTTTCTGAAATTTATTATAGTTAAGTCTATAGACTTCAAATTATCAATATATTTTTCACTGTTGTTAGCTATCAACCAGTTGTAAAGGTCAGCCATCTCAGAGGGTGGAGTACTACCAAGTGATACGTGTTTTGTCAGAATACTTAATGCATCATCAATACACACTTCACGAGCGCGCTGTAAATCAGTCTCAACGAGTTTGCGGTCCCAAGCTCCAGTATGTGTTGTCCATTTTGCAATGAGCAAACAAGCCAAAGCTGAGCTCGGCGGGTAGAGCAAAATATCAACCAATACGGCGGGCAACTTTTCCGTCTGAAGTAGTATTGAAAACAGTATTTCACAGGACTCGGTAGACATGTCTATTAAAGATTCAATTAAATAATGAGGGGTTCTACAATGGGTATCATTATTTATCTGCAGTAATAACAGATACATTAAGTTATGCATTTCCCCATAAGTATCAAATGATTCAAATAGATAACCCTCCACTTCTCTGGACTCTGACCATATAGCTTTTCCGACCAGCGTCGAGGGAGGTGTTTTAACATGATAACAAACAGGATACGGCGTAAGTTCTTTAAGTATTAAATATTCACTTTCCATAACTTCTATACAATTATCCCATCGTGTAAACCCTTTTTCCTGCTTAAGCTCCGCAAGGACAGTCTGGATGAACACCTGAGCATCTTTTTTACGCCAGGCAATGCTGGATACAATCGGAGGGCTATCTAATAAGCTCCACAGTGAAAGCCATTTTTTCAATGCATTAGTATTATTCTGATACTGGTTAAGTATATTTTCCCATAATCTTTCAGCGACCCATGCTGGAGAAAGACAGCTAAATTTTTCATAAGAAAATACTGGTTTTTTTTCGCTTCCTTCATCAAAATCCGCGGCAATGGTATAATTTTTCTCGTCAAGCCATAAGATCAGTGATCTTATGGCTGAATATTTATCATCCTTGACGCTATAGAGCTGCCTTCTGACATTTCTGATATTCTTTAACTTACCCCATACTAACTTGACCCAACCTTTACTAATCAATTCGTCAAACGAAACATCAATATGCTGTGGCTGTTTAGTTTTTTCATAGTATGACTTCGAAGTGATTAAATATGCATTGTGTTTTATATCCGTTCTAGACAGATAATCCAGTGCTATAATGTCATCTACCAGATTTTCTTCATTAATTTCTTGTGAGTGTGAATTTGTTGTAATGAGATTGGATGTAAACCTGACGCGTAATATCTTGCGTGTCTCATAGGGTGAGTATTCATAGCTGCTAAACTTAGACATTTATTCGTCCTTGACTGAGTTTAAACTGTTTTGCATTTGGTATGCGCCAAAAAAACATTGGTCTTTGACATTATAATACTCCATTTATAAAACGAGTCTATCTGAGCTGTAAATTTTAACTTGCTGTATTGTTCTCCCACCGTTGATCTATACAGACTATTATTAGCCACCTCCGCTCCTGGCACAAAGCCGACTGTCAGTCATAATAACGCCACACAATAAACTATTAAGCAACATACAATAATCAGGAATATAATTTGCAATTGAAATAATCATACCCAGCTGCGGTCTGCACTGTCATAACGGGCGTCATGGCGGTGAGTCACAGACCGCAGCTGGGTATGCACCTACAAAGACCACCCTGAGTGACTCATATACCGAGAAACCGGTGATCGATAGCCATCATTCTTATTCATCGTAAATTCAAGGGGCGAGCATGTCAGAACAAACCATTTTAGACATGTGCTGCGGTAGCCGCATGTTCTGGTTCGATAAGCAGGACGAACGCACTGTGTTCAGTGATATCCGCGCCGAGCAGTACACACTTTGCGACGGTCGCCAGCTGATTATCAGCCCGGACGTAATAGCCGATTTCCGCGCGCTTCCGTTCGCTGACGCCTCCTTCCCTGTGGTGGTATTTGACCCACCGCATCTTGAGCGCGTCGGTGAAAACGCCTGGATGGGCAAAAAGTACGGAAAACTGAACCGGGAAACGTGGCGTGATGATCTACGCGCCGGGTTCAATGAGGCGTTTCGCGTATTACGGACACACGGTGTACTCATCTTCAAATGGAACGAAACGCAGATACCGGTTAGCCAAATTCTGGCGCTTACTGACAAAAAGCCAGCGATTGGACAGCGCACGGGAAAAAACGACAAAACTCACTGGATCATTTTTGTAAAGGACTAACCCTGTCCACTATTACCAAAGAGCCTGCCAGGCCGGTTTAGAAAGAGGCCGGGCATAAGCCAGATATCCATTAGCACACCCCACCGCTGTATTAACCCAAGCCCCCTCCCCGCCTTATCGGGCTATTTCTACCACACCATGGAGAACCATCATGTCTATTGACGCACTGCAAAACGCCGTCGCCATTCTGCTGCAAAAACCAGATCGCCCCTTCGCCGTCGGCGATGTGGTGGTTAAAAAAGAGGGCATCGGCAGTATCACCAAACGCCCACACATTGGCGAAAAGGTTATCGTCAGCCATGTGTTTGCAACCCCGGTGCTCAACCTGCAGGAAAGGTCCGGCAGCCTTTATTACTCGCAGCTCTACGATATCCGCATCGCCTTCTTTGACCGCGACGGGGATTTGGTCGAGCTGACCGAAGACGCACGCCGTTTCCGCCACGCAGACGACTAATCCCTACCCCAGGCCGGATAGCCCCAGCGCTGTCCGGCCACCCGCACGCTGTTTTTCCCTTTGCTTCGCCCTTTCCTCTTTGCTTTTCGCCAGGAGAACATCGCCATGCCTGAAACCTTTGCATTTCTCACCAAGGCCAAGAAAAAATCCGGCAAACCGGACATGATGTTTTGGTGCTCAGCCAACAATGAACGCATCGCCCGCTCCAAACTCAGCATCGCGCTGGACGCCGCCGGGCTGGATGAGGCCGACTACTTTAACCCCCAGCGCACCCACCTGCCGGTGGTCGATGATTTGCCACCGGAAGACGTACTCAGCAGCGACTTCTGCCGCGACTACCAAATGGAGGATAACAACTGGGTGCGCCGTCAGGAGCCGCTGCCACCCCCAAAGGCAGCGCCGCCGTCAGGCGAACCGCAGCCGCCATCGGCACCTGCTGAGCCCGACGATACCCCGCTCAGCTTCCAGCAGCTGCCGCTTGAGCAGCGCGCGGCGCTGGTACAGCTCTACGGCCCACGCGACTATTACCTGGACGATCTGCCCACCGCCCTCGAAATTCTCGATGCCGAAGGCGAGATCTACGCCAGCAACTACCACCTGGCGGTCGCCATCGGAAAATGCCACGAACTGGCGCAGCAAGATGCCGCCGGGCTGGATGCGCTGATCATGCAAATCCAGCAACGCTACAACCACAATATCCCCAAGTGGCCAGAGCTGGTGACCTTTATCCGCCAGCGCATGGCGGCCGGGGCGCTCACCACCGCCAGCGGCGCAACGCGGGGAACCCCCGTCATGCTGGCGCCGGAGCGCCCCTTTGATACGGAGTTCCTGCGCCACACCATCGCCTGCGCCCTGCAGCCGGCCAACGGTTACGACCTGCTGACCCCCGATCCGGCGATCGTCTCCCGCGCGCAGCAGCTGATGGCGCATAGCGATAAAGCGCTGACCATCTGGTACAAACTGCTCGCCAACACCCCGGGGATCTTGGAAATCCACCCCGACCAAATATTTGCGCTGATCCAGGCGGCGCCGGCGTCCATCGCCTGGGACGAGGGCGCCACCCGGCGCTTTATCTGCGAAAATCTGGGCGTCATTCAGCCGGTGCCCCGCCGGGCGCCGCCCCCGCAAGAAGATCGGCCGGGCGCCGCCGTGCCCCTTAATCCTGCCCCTGGCGACATGCCGGCCCTGTTCGCCGCCTCACCGCTGGCGACGCTGCTCGCAGAGCCCGCCCCAAACGATACGGTGCCCACGACCGCGCAGGAGCAGGAGCAGGAGCAGGAGCAGGAGCAGGAGCAGGAGCAGGAGCAGGAGCAGGAGCAGGAGCAGGAGCAGGAGCAGGAGCAGGACGAGCCTGGGGTAACGCCGACGGCGCCGCCACCCCGCGTTGAGCCGGGGCGCTATCCGGGGCTCTCCTCGGCGGACTACCACGCGGCCAACGGCATCAGCAGTACCATGCTCAAAGATGCCCGCATCAGCCTGATGTATTTTCATGGCCGCCACATCGCCAAAACCATCCCGCGCGAGGCATCGCCGGCGCTGCTGCTCGGCTCCCTGATCCACACCCTGGCACTGGAGCCGGAAAAGTTTACCGCCGAATACGCCCTGGAGCCGCAGCTCCCGCCCGACGTATTCACCAGCAGCGAGTCGATGAAAAAAGTCATCGAGGCCCATAACACCACCTTACCCGCCCCGCTCACTACCGATCAGCTCAAGGCGCGTCTGCTGGCGCACAATGCCGGGCTGCCCGCGCCGCTGCCCCTCAGCGGCAGTGCCGACGAACTCGCCCAGCTGTATGCGGCGCTGCCCGCCGCGTTTCAAACGCTGGATCAGCCGGAGGGCGCCAGCGCCGCCGCCGTCAAAAAGTGCCTCAAGGCCTACAACGCCAGCCTGCCCGCGCCACTAAAAACCAGCGGCAGCCGCGACGCGCTGCTGGAGCAGCTGGCGCAAATCGACCCCGCCGCGGTCGAGGCAGAGCGCCAGAAACCCCAGCCGCTGAACACCAGCGGAAAAAAAGAGGAGCTGATGGCCAGCCTGCGCCAGATCCAGCCGGGCGCTCGTTTTGCCGACGAGATCCTGGCCGACTGGCAGCGCCAGGCCGCAGGGAAAATCCCGGTCAGTCAGGCGCAGTACACCCTGTGCCGCGCCATCTGCGATGCCCTCTTTGCCGATACGTTGGCCGGCCCCCTGCTGCGCCACCCGCAGCGCGAAACAGAGGTCAGCTACTTCGGGCTGGATGACAACACCGGGCTGGAGATCCGCGTACGCCCCGATGTGGAAATCGACACCGGCCACGCCCGCATCGGCCTGGATCTCAAGTCCGTCAGCCTCGGCTACGTCAAGCAGGACAACCTACGCGCCCGCCTGCACCGCGAAATCATCGAGCGGGACTACCACCTCAGCGCCGGCATGTACTGCGACCTCGCCATGCTCGACCAGTTTTTCTGGATTTTCGTCAACAAAGATCCGGGCTACCACTGGGTGGCCTTGGTCGAGGCCTCCCCAGATGAACTAACACTGGGACGGCTGGAATACCAACGCCAATTAGCCGCCATCCGCCAGGCACTGGACAGCAACCACTGGCCCGGCCCGATCGTCGATGTCATCACCGACGAACTGACCGACTACGAGCAACGCCGCCTGCAGCACCTGGCCGCCTAAGGAGCCCCATATGAAAACGGAAACCGCCGACAACAGCCACAGCGCCCTGATCGATAATGTCTCCATCCTGACCAACGGCGATCTGTTCGAACGCCTGATGACCCTCTCCCGCGTCATGGCCGGCAGCGGCGCCATGGTGCCGACCCACTTCCAGAAAAACCCCGATGCCTGCATGGCCGTCACCATGCAGGCCGCCCGCTGGGGTATGGACCCCTTTGCCGTGGCGCAGAAAACCCATATCGTCAGCGGCACCCTGGGCTACGAGGCACAGCTGGTCAACGCCATCATCACCACCATGTCGCCCACCAAGGATCGCCTGCACTACGACTGGTTTGGCCCCTGGGAAAACGTGATCGGCAAATTTACCGAGAAAACCTCCGCCAAGGGCCACAGCTACATCGCGCCGGGCTGGACGCTGGCCGATGAAACCGGCTGTGGGATTAAGGTCTGGGCCACCCTGCGCGGTGAAACCGCGCCGCGCGAACTGGTGCTGATGCTCTCCCAGGCCCAGGTGCGCAACTCCACCCTGTGGGCCAGCGATCCCAAACAGCAGCTGGCCTACCTGGCCGCCAAACGCTGGGCCCGCCTCTACACCCCGGACGTGCTGCTGGGCGTCTACTCCACCGACGAGCTGGAAGATCCCATCGCGCGGGAAGAAAAAGACATCACCCCCAGCGTCTCCATCAGCGATCTGGTAGACAGCGCCAACTCAGCAAACGACGCGCAACCGGAGGTGCCAGCGGACAGCCACGACGCCACGCTGGGCGACGCCTTGCTCCAGGCACTGGAACAGGCAGAAACGCTAGAGGAAATCCGCCAGGTAGAGCAGCGCATCGCCCGGCATAAAGCGGCGCTGGGCAGCCAGCGGCTGTTCGAACTGCGCGGAAAAACCCAGAAAAAGCGCAGCGGCTATAAGGCGGTGCAGGAGATCGAGGCCGCGTTCGATGCGCTGCCTTCCGGTGATCCCACCGCCTTTCAACAGCTGGAAAATCTGGTCAAAAACCGCCAGGCGATCCTGCCGCCTGGCGAACAGCAGCGCTTCACCCTGGCACTCGACGATCTGCGCGCCGAATACGCCTGATTCAGGAGCAAACGCACTATGGAAAATCACCGAAAATCCCCCGCGGACAGCGCACGCCAACGGCAGATCCAGCGCATCGTCGCCGACGTCATCGCCCTGCTTCCTCTATTACGCGCCGGGCAGCCTAACCCGCAGTTTGATGGTAAGTCATGGCGCCAGTGGTCCGCCGACCGCCTGCGCGACCGGACGGCGGCGTTCTACCCGCCCAGGCCGCGATCCTCACATTCCACAGCCGCCCCCCAGTCTGCGCCGTTATCCCCCCAGGACACCGCGCCCGTCTACCGACGCGGCCCCGGCGGCGCAATTTACCGCGGCGACTGAACGCGACCGCAACCGCCCCGGCCATCACCGGGGCTCCCCCTTGCACATTAACCGGAGTCGATAATGAAAACGCCCCCCATCAATGGCCTGTATGGCTACAAGCTCAGCGGCAAAGCGCTGCGCCACCCACCGGGCGATCCCCACGGCTGGGCCATTCTCCTGGCCTGCCTGACCGTCGCCGGGCTGGCCCTGCTGCTGATCCACCTACTGTAACGCCCCCTTCCACCGACAAGGAGCCCAGGATGAAACCCAGAGATATCACGCCAGAAGACGAGTACGACGACGAACTGTACGATCCCTTAATCTACCCGGCGCCACGCACCCAGGACGATCGCTGTGACCACACGGCTCGGCTTATCTGGCATATGCGCCAGCGCGCCACCATCCGCAGCGGCGCAGCATGGACACCCTGCCCTCGTCCCGTGCCGAGCGAACCCACACAGCGGCGCCGCGTACCGCAGCGCTTTAACATTGGCCTGCGCCGCAGCTACTCCAGCACCATCGTCACGGCGGTTTACCAGCTGCACCTGCGCCACACCGCCGCCCACGAAATCGCCGCCCTGCTCGGCATTCCGCCTAAAAAAGTGGAGCTACTGCTGCAGCACAAAACCCAAACCCAGCGCCGCGCCTGGCAGCAGGTTCACCAAAGCAACCGCCTACCGGGCAAACGGGAGATCCTGGCGCAGCTGGCCAGGGGGTTACCGGGGTGAAGGTTAGGGTTCTATTGGGTGGGAGGTGCCGTCACGTATCAAGGGGATGGATGAGCACCGAGTCTACCCGTGGTAAACTGTTTACCACTGGTGACATTGGAGGCCATCTGTTTAGATGGTTCGCTAAGAGCGAAAAGCGGAAGTTCACTAAATCCTGAAACCATCAGGAATGGGCGCAGCCCCATAGATCTCTATGCTCGCTTCCAAGGTAGCGTAAACCACTCTCTAAAAGAGAATAGCGCGGATTTCAGGGATACTTACACTAGGTTTAAAATTAGCGCACCTCCCTGCCCTAAACCGGGCAGAAATCGCCAGCAAGCGCGAATCGCATCGGGTCGATGTGATCGTACTGTGCACAGGTGATATTGTAGATAGACAGTGTGAGTACCAGCAGTGAACTCTTTACCACTGGTAACTATTTTCTTGCTTAAGTGCTCGCTTGTCAGCTAACAGGTGAATACTAGCTACAACATATTATCAATAATTATTGTCTAACATTTGTCCATTCTATCAATTTCGTCCAAAAACTGAATTTTATAACTGAAATGTTCAACATTACCAAGCACCACTTGTAAAATATAGTAAGTGTAAGATATAAATGTAGCGATCAATGAGTTTTCTCTATCGCCTAACTCAGTCAACTGTGGTTGATCCAGTAACCAATAGATTTGCTGGATAACTGCCTTAACATCTTCACCAACAGCTCCTCCGCTGACAAGAATAGAGCACATCCTATTAATCACGCTATATGCTCTCGGTTCCATGTCATGCTTGAGTAAGATACTCTCAAGAGCAAATAAACAATATCGTAGGCGATCTTGCAGAACTATCAAAGTTGTCCCCTTACTGTAGGTTAGAATGCTCGCTCGTACCGCTAAAGCAAACTCACTCAAGCCCTCCGACACTACGAGTGAAGCAGCTGCTTTCAGTAGTTCAGAATTAATCTCTGCAAATCTCCGCTTAGATAGACGCCAATAGCCTATATTTTTAGGTAAAATGCATTCAGTATGGCTAAAGCCGCCTTCATACTTTACAATTAGTTTCGATCTTGGAAGGTACTCCGTTCCAGCCAATGCTACCGAATTGAAAATGTACGAGCAAGAAGCAGCAGGGGAAAAGAAGCTCAATAAACCAACAGCATCTTGAGCAATCTGAAAAGCTCGCTCTGCAGCAAATTTTTTCTCAGCCTCAACAGAAACAATTACGGTAGCATATCCTTGAATATCATTTTTCAATTTTTCAAAGAACTGCCTAACATCTGGCTCTTGCTCAGGGGAAGGTAAAGGTGCTCCGCTACGTAGGTTTTCGATAGTATTAGCGGTAATAGAATCTATACGAACAGGGCCAAAGTCAAACCCTTGCTCGACCTCCATATTAGCAATTGGAGCTAAGACCTCAATATTCATGACGGATTTTTTAACTGCATCGCTCAATGCCTCTGAAAATGGTATTTGAACAGATGGAAATTGTTGTCTTACCCAATTAAAGAAAGTAGTCTCAACAAACTTACGACTTATCTTTGTGCGAGCCCAAGCTGCCTTCATGACAACATCAATTAGCTCATTAAGAAATTTATAATCACTCTCTACTAATCCATAGGTTTTTTCATTATATTTGAAGAATATAATAGACATAGCTCCATTAACATCTTGCACCCAGGAGATAACGTCTCCAATTATATCTTGACCAGTAATCAGAGTTATAGGCCGTTCAGTTGCGAAATCATCTACCTCATGCGGAATACGAATCTCTTTAACCTTCCCGAAAATATCACAAGAGATCAGTTCAAGTTCAGCAGCATGAGCTGATGTAAACATAAATGGCTCAATAGGGAGAGAATCTGACGGATTAGTTTGTAAAGTAGGTTCGTTGTCTGGGCTAATCTTATTAAGTTTTATTTTAAGTTGACTAACTTCTTGAAGATCGGAATGATGGTATTTTTCTAAAATGGAATCCAACCAATCATGGAATCTGGATACTAGTGCTAGGTACTCTTGTGTCACTTCGTGAATATCTAGATGTTCCCCAGCTTGTTCAATATAGGTACGAGCTACTGACTTCCAATCTTTCCAATCCAAAAGAGAGGCGGTGTCATAGCTCACTCCTGTTTCCATCGTACCAAAACCATCCATTTCGCTAGGGGCTGCCTCGAACTTCATAAACATACTAGAATTTGGCAAACCTCTGTGAAGCATGTAGTTGCGAAGTCCTTGAACAAACTGTGCTACTGGTGAGTTAGCGAAAGTATCTCTCGCTTTATTTTCATATATTGTGAGAATTTCAGTTCCTGCGTAATGCGTCCTCATGAATACCCGCGTATGTTCAACAAGGGTCAAAGAGGATGAAACGAAGTTATGAATATGACGATTTAGCTCTCGATGGGCTTGGATCCCTGCCTCACGGTTTTTCTCCGCCATTAATGCTATACATTGCTTAGGATCCCTGACTCTTTGGGATAACCAAAGAAGCTCCAACGCATTCATTTTAAATATATTTAGTGAAAAACTGCGTTGATGAGCTCGATCTAGGAAACCTGCCCCCTCTGACTCTCTAATCTGCTGAAAAAGATCAGCGAAAGCAATAGGCCTATTCATTGTTATACCGTAACTCCAGTCAGTTTTACTCAATATAGTTAATAACTCTATTAGATTACTCAAAAACAATCCAGATAAATGAAAGAATTTATACCTTCCATCTAATTGGTTAAGGAAAAACTGCTTGCTCTAATGACTAAAAATATGGTGTAGAAAAATCAACAATTAACTAATCAAATTAGTATTGGTGATAATTTAACATTGCATTTATTCGTTATAAAATAATCACTATACCCAGCTGCGGTCAGCGTTGTCATTACGGACGTAATGGCGAGAAACCGGTGATCGATGGCCACTATTCTTATTGCATTCCTATGATTTGTAAGTAAAGTATCATAAATCGGAATTAGTTTTATCCGCGGCGTCGGGGGTATAGTCCGCTCAGGTGCTGAACACACCTTACAAAGCGGCCTCCGCACCCGACAGCCATGCGGTTTTTTTGTGTCCATACTTTCAGATATGGCCGGGTAGCGAGCAGACCATACAACACCCGCAAGGGGAAAACTGCTGGCCGATCTTTGTACGGTGTTCAAGTACCCGACCGCCCTGCTGAACACAGGGAAAATCTGAACAAATACAAAGGACGCAGAAAATGACCCATCAGCTTTCTGTACACACCCCCAGCGTCATCATCCGAAACCACCGCCCCATCACTACGTCCACTGCGGTGGCTGAGTTCTTTGGCAAGCAGCACAAGAACGTCATCCAGAAGATTGAAACGCTGGATTGCTCACCCGATTTTGCATCGGCTAACTTTTCAGCCGATGTTCAATCCGTGTCAATCGGCAACGGCGCTAAGCGTGAATCTAAAATCTACGAGATGACCAAAGACGGTTTCGTCTTTCTGGTCATGGGCTTTACCGGTAAGAGTGCCGCCGCATTCAAAGAGGCCTATATCGCCGCTTTCAACCGCATGGAAAGGCAACTGCTCACCCGCCAGCAGGGCGCGTACTCAACCCCTAAGCCACAGCAGCTCTCCGACGGGGAGATAAAAAACCTGAAATGGCTGATCGACTCCATCGTTAACCCGTTCCGGTTCCGCGCCGCCTGGAATCAGGGCGTCTGGTACGCACTGCGTCAGGCCACCGGCGTGCCGTCCCCATATCCCTTTACCGCCGCCGATTTGCCTGCACTGGCCCGCGAGCTGCAGCGCATCATGGAAATCAGCCATGAAACCCGCCGCCTAATCCAGCAGCTTGAAAAGCAGGTGCTACAGCAGGTGGTGCGTAACCGTGGCGAACTTCGCCCAGTGTTGAACCATATTCAGCATGAGTTCAGGCATCTGAGTCTGTTGGGGGAGACCCGCTCCCAGTTGAACAACGTCGAGCGGCAAAGTCTGGCCCGGCTGACGCGGCGAGCAGGGTAGCTTGGGGCGCCCGGTGGGGAGGTCTGCCGGGCGTGATATGGGAGAGAGGTGTAAATGCCATTTAAAAATAACAGATTAAAAAAATGAGTAACATATTTGTTTGATTGAAAAAATCAGCCTATAAAAAAATAGATGATTTGTGCGGAAGATAGTGATACATACTCAGAGTATTCAAGTGAAACGACAGTCGGGAAAATTCATAAAAATGATATCATAAGGATTGAAACCGATATGGATACTATGGATGTTAAAGCGATCTTGTCTGGGAATATAAAAATTATCATATGGTGTATAGCGCTTATCATTTCTGTGGCGATTATGTCTCTATCTTATATCTACGCTCCCATTCTCCGGGCGGATGCCTATTCTTATAGATGCAGTTTTTCAGATGAGGGTTATAGGGTAGATGGTAAAAGTTGCCGTTATTTAGAGTGGTATATTAAGAAGGATAGCTCGCGCTGACATTCGCCCCAGTAATATATCAATCCAATAAAAACAATAGGTTGCGTTATGGATATAGTAATCCTTGTCGCCATCATATTCGTACTAATTATTTACATCACTCGGGATAAAACGACTGTATCTGATAAGACAGTGATAACACAAAACAAAACAATAAAAACCAATGATGGCAACATCCAGATAAATAGAACAAGAACTATCAATAGCACCTCTACCCAGTACCATAATATTGAGGGAAATCAGGATAAAATGACCCTTATCTCAGATAACCATGATCGCTATTTGCAGGAGATAAGGCAGCGTCAGGCTCTCTCAAAAGAGAGGTTTATCCCAGCGAAGGCTCCCTATTCAATGAGTTCCTCCCAAGGCTACATTTCTCCTCGTCCAGCCCTCCGCAGTGCACAACCCCAGGCTGTTCACCGTCACTCCGTCAATATTATTGAGCATGAACCGATGATGACAGAGAATACAAAAATTTGCCCACGCTGTGGCCGCACTCTCCAACTGAGCAAATTTAGGCGTTCCAGCAAGCATCCTGACGGCTATACCACATGGTGTGCCGAATGCCTCTCGGCGCCCCGTAATACTAAGCAGATGAAGTATTGCCCTAAGTGTAAGCGCCGCCGACGGAAAACCAGTTTCTACAAAAACAGCAAGCGGAAAGATGGGCTGACGCTGTGGTGTAAGGATTGTATGGATCACTCCTGAAAATAGGTATCCATCCCTCGGGTAAGAGAACGCAAGCTTGCCAGAGGACGAGATCCACTGAATGGCCGGCGTTCCTGCTATCTCAGGAGGCCAGTACCAAACGGTGCAGGTGGCACAGGTCAGTGGTTTTTCTGGCCTCGTTCAGGCTGTAGTGGTTCTGGATCTTGAGCCAGGTTTCTGCCGTACTGCCGAGCACCACAGACAGGCGCAGCGCCATTTCCGGGGTAACCGAGGTGTGGCCAGAGATCAGCCGGCTGGCGGTGGAGGGCGCAATATCCATCGCCTTGGCGAACTGCCGCAGGCTGATATGCATATCCTCCAGTGTCTCAGCGATGATTTCGCCGGGATGCGCAGGGTTAGCCATTTTCATCAGTGATAGTCCTCCAGATTCAGGATCTCCGCATCACCATCGATAAAGCGGAAAGTGATACGCCAATTGCCAGACACTTTTATCGACCAAATATCGTTGCGATCGCCTTTCAGTGGATGCAAATCGTAGCCGGGCATGTTGATACCGTCGATGCAGTCTGCCGCATCAATGGTGGTCAGCCGTGTCCTGATCCGTGGCACCAAGTGTTGCTCAAGTCCGCCACTATCATTGTTGAGGAAGCATTTTTTCAACCCCTGATGCTTGAAGCTTTTGATCATGGCAAGTCACAGTGTTCCTTTATATGGAACACTATATAACACGCGTTCCAGCTTATGCAACACTAGGCGCTGACGATCCCCCTTTCCCCGGAGCCCGCCATGACAACCTACCTCACCATCCCGGCGTGGGCCCGGCAAGTCTATCTCGATAAGCCACCCTGTGTGGACACCGTCCGGCGCTGGATCCGGCGCGGCTATATTTACCCGCAGCCCTACCGCCACGGCCGCGCCTACCGTATTCAGAGCGATGCCCGCTACCTGCCACCCTGGCAGCAGCCCACCGTTCCCGACGGCACGGCGGCGTCTACCCCCACCTTGCTGGAGAGGCTAAAAAATGGTCCAAAATAACGATGACAGCGCTACGCCAAAATTACCGGACAACCTGTACTGTAAGGGCGGGTTTTTCATCTGGCGCAATCCTCTCAGTGGGCAGGAGATGCCCCTGGGCTATATCAAAAAAAACGAGGCCGTTCGCCAGGCGCAAGAGGCCAACCAGTATATCGCCACCCAGCGACCGATGGAGGAAGCGTGCCCCAGCGTCAGCCAATGGATGGCGGAGTATCTGCGGATCCTCGGCTACCGCGGCGTAGCCGCCAATACCCTGCGCGCCAGGCGCTCACAGATCAAGGCCGTACAAACGGTGATCGGGCAGAAGAATATCGCTCAGGTCACCACCCGCGACATCGCCTCACTGCTACACCACTATGTGCTGATCGGCCACCTTTCCGCCGCGGGTCTGATGCGCTCCTTTCTCAACGCCCTATTTCGCGAGGCCATCGCCGCGGGCCTCATCGACTACAATCCGGTGACGCAGACCCGTACACCGCCGATCCGGGTCAAGCGCCGCCGCCTGACAGAAACGATGCTGCAGACCGTTTACGCGCAGGCGCTCCAGCTGGAGTCGCATAAACCATGGCTACCGCGCAGCATTGAACTGGCCCTGCTCACGGGGCAACGGCGGGAAGATCTCTGCGTGCTCCGCTGGCAGGATATCCGGGAAGATAAACTGTGGGTGATCCAGCGCAAGACCGGCGCCAGACTGGCGATGACCCTCGATCTCCATCTGCAGCTCGGTGACTATCCGCTGCGACTGCGCGAGGTACTGGCGCGCTGCCGGCTACCGGGGCCGAGCGACTACCTGCTCAACTCCCAGCGCTCGCGCCTCAACAGGAGGCCGGGGGGAGCCCTGGTGCCCGATACCCTGACCAAAGGTTTCTCCCGGCTGATGGATAAGTGCGGACTGGTTCAAGAGATCTACCCACCCTCTTTTCATGAGATCCGCAGTCTTTCCTCACGCATGTACCAGGCACAGTACGGAACGGAATTCTGCCAGCGGCTACTGGGACATAAAAACCGGCATATGACCGAGAAATACCTCGATCTGAGGGAGGCACTTTGGCAGGTAATAGAGATCCCCAAAAACCAATAA